GTACCCCCCTACTTGAAAAACCCCCCTACCCAAAAATATTATTATAGTGTAAAAAAATTATATACGTGTTGGAGGACACTGCTATGGACCCAGATAAGATTATAGACTTCCCCGTGCCGTCTGAACTGGATCGGCAGTTTCTTGAGATAGAGAAACAGCAAGAACTTATACGGGAGCAGACAAAGCATATAGAAGATGCTAAGTTGGCTAAGTTTATAGAGGACTTATACAAGTGACCATAACTGTAGATGTGCAAACTAATGTGCCTGTGCCAGCGGACAATCCGTCTATACCCCTTGCTGATCGAATAGCTGCCGCTGCCGAAACCACCAAGTTGCTTGCAGAGCATGGCCTAGAGATAGAGGCAACCAACGCAGATAGAGATACTGCTGCAGCCATAGCAACTGCGTTTGCCGAAGACCCTGTGAAGACTGCAAAGAAGGCTACACCTAGGCGGACTGCGGTATTAACACCTGCTACTTTGCTTTTAACTGATCGAATCCTTAAAGATTTCGGTCATTCTGTCGTTAAGAACTCTATACAGATAAGGCACCTAGTCACAAACAAGCTAATCGAAGAGACCGAGAACCCAGACGCACGGATACGTATACGCGCACTAGAACTACTAGGTAAGGTCTCAGACGTGGGGCTGTTTGCCGAGAAGACCGAAGTAACTGTCACTCACCAGACTACAGACGATATCAGAGATAGACTGCGAGATAAGTTAACTAAGCTCGTAGATGTCACACCAGACGATGATGTAGAAGATGCCGTAATCCTAGATGGTCAGACTATAGACATAGACGCCGAACTCGGAATAAGCGATGAAGGATAGCGTCACAAATGGCTTCTCCGAGGAAGAAGTGCAGCACATGCTGGACAACTTGGACAGCTTCTCAGACGAAGAAATAGCCGAGATAGACAAGCTAGTAGAAGAGCTAGGGGTACGTAAGCGTAACAAGACCGCCTACGATGATCTTATAGAGTTCTGCAAGCGGATGCAGCCTGACTATATTGTGGGGCGTCACCATCGCATACTCGCTGATTTGCTGATGGCAATTGAGGCGGGAGACGAGGATCGTATCTGTGTCAACATACCCCCACGTCACGGCAAGTCACAGCTAGTATCTATATATTTCCCAGCGTGGTTCTTGGGGCGTAACCCTACCAAGAAGGTTATGATGGTGTCGCACACCACAGACCTTGCTGTGGACTTCGGGCGTAAGGTACGTAACCTTATCTCCCTAGATGACTTTAAAGATATATTCCCCACAGTTAAACTAGCGGTAGATAGTAAGTCTGCGGGGCGGTGGAATACGAATTTCGGTGGTGAGTATTATGCGTGTGGTGTTGGTTCTGCTCTTGCTGGTCGAGGCGCTGACCTCTTGCTCATTGACGATCCCCACTCAGAACAAGACGTTATCAACGGCAACTTCTCTGTGTTTGAGAGAGCATACGAGTGGTACACCTTTGGTGCGCGTACTCGTCTTATGCCGGGAGGTTCAGTAGCGATAATACAGACGCGCTGGCACATGGACGATCTGACAGGTCGTGTGACCGCTGATATGGTCAAGAACGAGAAGTCCGATCAGTTTGAGATTATAGAGTTTCCCGCCATCCTAGACTCCGAAGATGATGACGGTAAGCCGATACAGAAACCACTGTGGCCTGAGTTCTTTGACTTAGAGGCGCTGCTACGCACGAAGTCATCTATGCCTTCGTTTCAGTGGAACGCACAGTACCAGCAGACACCTACAGCAGAAGAAGCGTCTATCATAAAACGTGAGTGGTGGCGCATATGGGCTGACGATGATCCGCCCGACTGTGAGTATATTATAATGTCACTTGATGCTGCAGCCGAGAAACACAACCGCGCTGACTATACATCGCTGACAACGTGGGGGGTGTTCTTCAACGAAGAAGAGGAGATGCACAACCTCATCCTGCTGAACGCTATAAAAGAGCGTATGGAGTTTCCAGAGCTAAAAGAGTTGGCTGTACGGGAATACCACGATTGGGAGCCAGACGCGTTCATCGTGGAAAAGAAGTCATCGGGGTCAGCCCTGTATCAAGAGATGAGACGCATGGACTTGCCTGTGCAGGAGTACACACCTCACCGTGGGTCGGGTGATAAGATGGCGCGTCTTAACTCTGTGGCTGACATAATACGGTCAGAGCTGTGTTGGGTTCCCGCTAAACGATGGGCAGAAGAGTTAGTAGAAGAAATAGCTGGGTTTCCGTTTATGTCTAACGATGACCAAGTTGACTCTACAGTTATGGCGTTGTTGCGTTTCAGGCAGGGTGGGTTCATACGACTACCTACCGATGTGTGGGATGATGAACCTGAAATACCACAGAGAGCGGACTATTACTAACATGCTGGCTTTATCACGCGAGTTTTGGTATTACGCCTATAGGACGCTCGCCGCGTCCCGTGGGGGTGTTCTGGGTTTCCTCCCAACCTATAGGGCACCCTCACATCGACAAGGACACATTTATTTGTTAGAATTACAAAAGAAACATCGTAGCGAGGCCCGACATGGCAATTGAAAAAATGATGACTCCCAATGAGATCGAGTTGATGGGTGAGACCCCTGACTTAGAGGTAGAAGTCATAGCCGATGCTGACAGTGCAGTCGAAGTCGAGATGGATGATGGGTCTGTAGTCATAAACTTTGGTAGTCCCGGACTCGATGATGACCTTGATGCAGCTATGGAAGACCACAATGCGAACCTAGCCGAGGCTATTGAGGACGGGATGTTGGAGAGCATGGCCTCTGAATTGGTAGAGGACTTCGATAATGACCGCGCATCACGCAAAGAATGGGCCACATCGTACATAAACGGCTTAGATTTGCTGGGTATGAAGGTCGAAGATCGCGCACAACCTTGGCAGGGAGCCTCTGGGGTGTACCATCCCATGCTTACTGAGGCTGTAGTGCGGTTCCAAGCGCAAGCCATGAGTGAACTTATGCCTGCGGCTGGCCCTGTGAAGTCAAAAATCGTGGGTAAGATGACTCCTGAGAAATTAAAACAATCTCAGCGTGTAGAAACAGAACTCAATTACCTCATAACGGAAGAAATGCCCGACTACCGGAACGAAATGGAGCAGATGCTGTTCAAACTTCCGTTAGCTGGGTCCGCATTTAAGAAAATATACTACGATCCGATCTTAGAGCGTCCTGTATCTGTATTTGTACCTGCCGAAGACTTTGTAGCGTCCTACGGCGCGTCTAACTTGCGTACCTGCCCCCGCTATACGCACGTTATGAAGAAAACTTACGAAGAAATACGCGCATTACAGGTTAACGGGTTCTACGCAGACATAGAATTACCGGAACCAACGCGTGATATTACGGACATTGAAGAAAAATACAACGAAATGGATGGGACAGAGCCTGTTTATAGCGATGACCCACGCCATACACTGCTAGAAATGCACGTAGATATCATATTGCCCGAGCCGTTTGACGATCCTGACGGTTTGGCGCTTCCATTTGTGATTACAATGGACAAATCTTCGCGTTCAATCCTAGCAATCCGTCGAAATTGGTACGAAGATGACAAGAAGAAGCGGAAACGCAGTCATTTTGTACATTACCCGTACCTGCCCGGAATGGGCTTCTACGGTACAGGATTGATCCACACCATAGGTGGGCTGGCAAAGTCCGCTACGTCCATCATGCGGCAGCTTATCGACGCTGGGACACTATCTAACCTACCAGCAGGGCTAAAGTCTCGTGGTATGCGGATCAAAGGGGATAATACACCCCTGATGCCCGGAGAATTTAGAGATGTTGACGTTCCGGGTGGAGCGATTAAGGACTCTATCACCTTCCTACCGTACAAAGAGCCGTCACAGGTGCTGTATACCCTCCTAAACAACGTGGTTGAGGAAGGACGGCGCATTGGCTCTGTAGGGGACATGCAGGTAGGTGATATGAACGCACAGGCTCCTGTAGGCACCACACTGGCGCTTATGGAACGGTCTATGAAGGTTATGTCGGGCGTACAAGCGCGCCTACACGCGGCTATGAAGGAAGAACTACGTATTCTGGCCCGTATTGTACATGACTATATGCCCTCTGAGTACGCATATGAGATGGATGAGCCTGCGGATCGTGCAGCAGACTTTGATGGACGTGTAGACGTAGTACCCGTGTCTGACCCTAACGCCGCTACTATGGCGCAGCGTATTATGCAGTACCAAGCGGCCCTACAGCTATCACAACAGGCACCACAGCTATATGATCTGGGTAAGCTGCATCGCCAAATGCTTGAGGTTCTAGGTATCCCAGACGCGTCAGATATTATTAAGCTACCTGAAGATATCAAGCCTGCTGATCCTGTGTCCGAGAATATGTCGATAATGAAACAAGAGCCTGTAAAAGCGTTCTCGTATCAAGATCACGAAGCACACATTATGACCCACATGGCGGCGCTACAAGACCCCAAGATACAGCAGATTGTAGGTCAGTCGCCGTTTGCAGGGGCCATATCAGCGGCTATGCAGTCTCACGTCACAGAACACATAGCATTGCAGTATCGCAAAGAGATCGAAGCACAGCTAGGCACAGAGCTACCTGACCAAGATGAGCCACTACCAGAGTCCGTAGAGCGCGAACTGTCTAAGGTGGTCGCACAGGCGGCAGGGCAGCTACTCAAGAAGGATCAAGCCGAGGCATCCGCAGAGGAAAACGCCAAACAACAGGCAGACCCTCTGACACAGCTACAGCAGCGTGAGATGGCTATCAAAGAGCAAGAGCTTCAGCACATGATGAAGATGGATCAGGCAAAGCTGCAGCTTGATATGGAGACTAAACGGGCCAACATTGGTGTTCAAGAAAGTCGCATGGAAGCTGACAACGCCAAAGCAGCGGCTAACATACAGTTAAAAGTAGCTGAGTTGCAGACAGAAGAAGATACCACAGCTATTAAACTAGCGATGGAAGCAGCTAGAGACATAAACGATAGGGACTAATACGTGGAGCAGAGCATATTCCTAACGGTGTTGAACCGTATAGAGGAGCAACGTAGCGCAATACGTCATCATCTAGCAGGTGGTGGCGCTACAAATGACAGAGAATACTGGAAGTTTGTGGGCGAGTACGAAGCGTTGGGCAACACAGTCGCAGAGATTAAAGAAGTAGAACAACGGTATATTGATCCATAGAACTTTTAGTTGTATGGCAAAGTTACGTGGATAATCCACGCAAAGGCGCTGTGAGCCTTTAATCACTGCTAGGAGAGTAAAATGTACGCGGCGAACAAGTTGGAAGATAGCGAACTACAGGCTAAACTTCCCGAGCCTAAAGGCTTTAAAGTTTTAATCGCAGTCCCAGAACTAGATGGAAAGACAGAAGGCGGCGTTATTATGCCTGATGCTCTTAAATCCATGGAAGAGACAGCATCTATCATTGGGTTTGTTATAAAAACCGGACCCGAGGCTTACACAGACAAAGAGCGGTTTCCCAGCGGACCCTACTGTGAGGAGGGAGACTTTGTAATCTTCCGTTCTTACTCAGGCACTAGATTTAAGGTGATGGGTAAAGAGTTTCGTATTATCAATGATGACACCGTAGAAGCGGTGGTAGAAGACCCACGGGGGTATAGTAGAGCATGAGTGGCGCAGAGCAAGCTGTAGAAGATACAGGCACCGTAGAAGTATCTATGGAATCATCGGATGACCTTATTGTAGAGGTTGAAGACGATACTCCTGAAGAGGATAAAGGCCGACCACGCCGAGCTAAAGGTGAAGAAGCTGACATTCCAGAGGACGATGACTTACAACAACACAGTGAGTCAGTACAGAAGCGGATTAAGAAACTAAAGTTTGAGTATCACGAAGAACGCAGGCGTAAAGAAGAAGCAGAACGAGAACGTGAAGCGGCTATACAGTACGCGCAAAGTGCTAAGAGTGAGGCTGACAAACTACGCAAAAACCTGTCTGAGGGTGAAGGCGTCTTAATCACACAGGCAAAAGCACGTAACAGTTCTGAACTTACTCAAGCAAAAGCTGCTTACAAACAAGCGTATGATGCTGGTGACTCTGATGCGGTAGTTGAAGCGCAGTCAGCTATGGTAAAACTACAGACCGAAGCTGACCGCATTGAAAACTGGAAACCTAGACCACCAGAAGCTCCACAGCAACAGCAGGCACCTGCAGCAAGACCCCGCGCACCTGAACCTGATAAGAAGGCGCAAGAGTGGGTAGCTAAAAATTCTTGGTTTACCGAGGATAAGGGTATGGAGCGATACGCTATGCTTGTGCATCAGGAGCTAGTAGAAGAAGGAGTTGATTCTTCTTCTGATACATACTATAGTCGAATTGATGGTGCCATGCGGCAGCGTTATCCAGACAGGTTTGACGATGTTACCGAGGACAGAAAACCGCAACGTCAAGCTGGCTCCGTGGTGGCCCCAAGTGGTAGAAATACTGCTACATCACGCACAACGATTAAACTGACCTCCTCTGAGGCCGCTATCGCCAAGCGACTTGGAGTACCACTTAAAGATTACGCGGCGCAAAAGCTGAAGGAATTAAACAATGGCTGATCGCAAACCTCGCTCTTTAGACACCCGTGAAACAGGTGAACGTAGGAAACCGTGGAAGCGCGCATCTATGTTGCCAACCCCCGAACCGCGTGACGGCTTGTCGTTTCGTTGGATTCGCACAGCTACCTTGGGTAACGGTGATATGACCAATGTTTCTCAACGCTTTCGTGAAGGGTATGTAGCTTGTAAAGCAGAAGACTACCCCGAACTAAAGATCATGTCCGATATTGACTCGCGCTTTAAGGATAATGTCGAAGTCGGTGGGTTATTGCTATGTGCAATACCTACAGAATTGCAAGAAGATCGAATCGACGGTCAGTTGGAGACTGCACAACATCAGTCCGACGCTGTGGATAGGAACTTCATGCGGGAATCTGATCCCCGTATGCCCGTTATGGCTCCTGAACGGTCTACTCGTACCTCGTTTGGTAAGTAGTTAACTACTTACTGTATGTGAAATCGTAATAGAGGAGAGACTTAAATGGCTCTTACATCTACTCCATACGGTTTGCGCCCTATTAATGCGATTGGTGGGCGTCCCTTTGCGGGATCAACTCGCCAATTACCTATTACTTCTGGGTTCAACACCGCTATCGCCAACGGCGACATTGTGCAGGTAGCCGCGAATGGCACCATCACAAAGGTCACTCAGGTTGGTACAAACGCTGCTGCGTTCCCTGCTGGGACTGTTGGCGTCTTTCTTGGCTGTTCATACACTGATACTGTTCGTGGGTTTACTCAGAATAACCAGTGGCCTGCAGGTCAAGTTGCTGCCGATGCTCAGGCTTATATTTGTGATGACCCTAACGCGTTGTTCCAAATTCAAGCTGATGCTGCCGTAGCGCAAACTCTGATGCACAGCAACTGCGCTGTTAATCAGACTCCGCCAGATACAGCCAATGGCAATTCCAGAATCTCTCTGGATGTAGCTACTGCTGCTGTCACCGCCACAGTCGCCTTTAAGATTGTAGATTTCGTTAACGCACCCGGATCAACCGTGGGTGACGCATTTACCGATGTGATTGTTAAGTTCAATCCTTCGTCACATGCGTACACCGCTGGTCTTGGCCTGTAAGGAGATAATCAATGGCTATTTCTCGCGCACAGGCGCTAAAAGAGCTTCTTCCGGGCCTCAACGCCCTGTTTGGTTTAGAGTACGGCAAGTACGAAAACGAGCATGAAGCCATCTACGAAACCGAGTCTTCGGAGCGTAGTTTTGAAGAGGAAGTAAAACTGTCAGGTTTTGGCGCTGCACCCGTCAAAAACGAAGGTTCTGCTATCTCGTATGATAACGCGCAGGAATCATTCACTGCTCGTTACAACCATGAAACTGTGGCTATGGGTTTCTCTATCACTGAAGAAGCGATGGAAGATAACCTATACGATTCACTGTCCACCCGCTATACTAAAGCACTAGCTCGCGCTATGGCTTATACCAAGCAGGTTAAGGCAGCGGCTCTATTGAACACAGGCTTCGCCACCTTTAACTCAGGTGATGGCGTCACACTGTTCAATGTTAACCACCCTACAGTATCAGGTGCTACAAACGGCAACCGCCCTGCGGTAGCTGCGGACTTGAATGAAACTTCGCTTGAGCAAGCAGTAATTGATGTTGCGGCCTACGTTGATGAACGTGGTCTCCTTATCGCTGCGCGCCCTCGCAAGCTCATCATCCCTGCGGGTCTTATGTTTGTGGCAACACGCTTGCTGGAAACCACAAATCGTGTGGGTACAGCCGATAATGATATTAACGCGCTTAACTCAAACGGTTCTATTCCGGGCGGTTATACGGTTAACCATTATCTGACCGATGCGGATGCGTGGTTTATGACCACTGATATTCCTAATGGCATGAAGCATTTCGAGCGGACTGCTATGAATACCAGCATGGATGGCGACTTCGATACAGGTAACGTGCGCTACAAAGCGCGTGAGCGTTATTCGTTTGGTGTCTCTGACCCACTGGGTATCTACGGCTCTCCCGGAGCCTAAGATAGGCGTCAATGCTGATTTGATAGGGGTGACTTCGGTTGCCCCTTTCTTTTTGTCTAAAGGTACTGTATTACTAATTCATCCCTGACAGATGCGCTTTGCATCTGACTTAACCCACGACAGGAGATCATCATGGGTACTACAACTTTCTCAGGCCCGATTAAATCAGGCACGATTAAAGAAACCAGTGGAACAACCGTTGGTTCTAACATGGCTAACGTAGGTTTTGTTGTCCTTTCGCAAACTGCTGCGATTGATCAAACAGCAACAACAACGACCACAAATATTATTATTCCCCCGAACAGTCAGCTTATCTCAATTGATGTGACTGTAACTACAGCGTGGAGCGGTGGAGCCACAACTCTTGGTCTGGGCGGCGTTGGCGCGGCAACTACTCTGACTGCTGCTGGAGCTATTCAAGGTAATGCAGTGGGTATCGTGGCGGCAAGTCCCGGAACTGACGCAACTCGCACAGGGAAATGGCTAAACACAGGCACAGGCGACCACAGGCTGATCGTGACCACAGCAAACACTGGAAATGGTGTCGGCGCAGTTACCGTTGTCTATGCACAAAGCAACAACGTAACGTAAGGAGTAGCTAAATGGCTGGTCAAGAGGTCCGAGCTTACAACTTTGCGGCAAGCGATACTGCTGCTCTTGTAGGCCCATCACGCGGTAGGTTGCAGGGCGTTCTAGTTAACGCTGCTGCGGTTGCGGCTTTTACCATTCGTAGTGGTAGTGCTACGGGCGATATTATACTTCAGCTAACTCTGCCTGTAGGTTGGAATGATGTATATATCCCTAATGACGGTATTCTTGCTGACAACGGTTGTTTTGTTGCTGCCTTTACAGGCACTAACAATGTAATGACCCTGCTCATAGAGTAAATCGTTATGGCTTCAAAGGGTGAGATGCCGAAGCGTAACAAAAAGAATTTCCGCTCCACTAAGTCTGGGGCGGGAATGACGAAGGCGGGTGTTGCTGCGTATAGACGTAAAAACCCCGGATCGAAGTTAAAAACCGCTGTTACGGGTACAGTTAAAAAAGGCAGTAAAGATGCCAAGCGGCGCAAGTCGTTCTGCGCTCGTTCTGCTGGACAGATGAAACAATTCCCCAAAGCAGCAAAAGACCCGAATAGCCGTCTACGACAGGCTAGAAAACGCTGGAAGTGTTAGGATAAATTATGGCTAAACGTGACACACACACGGCACAAGATCGCCGTAAGAACGAAGCGGAACGAAAGCGTTTAGATGCAGAAGCCGCTGCCGCTGAAAAAGAACGTATTCGTTTAGAAGAAATAGAGATACAAAAGCAGATAGAAGCAGGTGTTTTTAAAGGTGCTAAAGGCGGCATACTTAAAATGCGTAGTGGCGGTAAAATGGATGGTCGCGCTATAAGAGGTAAGACACGAGGGCGGTATGTCTAAAGCAAAACCTACCAATGCTGCGTTGTGGTCTAAGGCTAAGTCCGCAGCCCGAAGTAAGTTTGATGTTTATCCTTCCGCTTATGCAAATGCTTGGGCTTCTAAGTGGTATAAAGGTAAAGGTGGCGGTTGGTCTGGCGGCAACAATAAGGTAGCTAAAAGTGGCAAAAGCAAAACCAAAAAAACCTAGTACCAAGGGTGGTCTTGGAAAATGGTTTGGCGAAGATTGGAGAGACGTTAAGACGGGCAAAGCCTGCGGACGCAAAACCGCTAAAGGTAAGTCCAAGCGTCCTTACCCTGCCTGTCGCCCTAAAAAGGTGGCGTCTAAGATAACTAAATCTGAGGCCACAAAGAAAACTGGGCCTAAGCGTGTAAAATGGTCTACTACTGCTAGTGGTAAGAAAAGGACTAAATAATGGCTACAGTCGTACCCGATCTACCAGAACTGTTTGAGGAAGCCTTTGAACGGGCTGGCTTGCAGATGCAATCTGGGTATGACTTACGCACTATTCGTCGTAGTCTTAATATCTTAACCCTAGAGTGGCAGAACAGGGGTCTTAACCTATTTACTATTGACTCTGGCACTGTCAACCTGACTGCAGGGCAAGTAGATTACAGTATGCCCGTAGATACCATAGACATTATTGAGCATCAGCTACGTACTGGTACAGGTACAAACCAGATAGATACAGCGTTGCAGCGTGTTAGCGTGTCTACATATGCACAGCAGACTAACAAGAACACTGTAGGACGGCCAACGCAGATATATGTGCAGCGGCTACCTACTGAAGTAAAGTTTACACTGTGGCCCACACCGGACACTACACAGACTTATCAACTACTGTATTTTCGCCTAAAGGGTATTGATGGTCTTGCGTCAGGTGTTGGGGGAGAAACAAACAATATACCTCCACGGTTTGTGCCTGCACTTGTATCAGGGTTAGCGTTTCATGTAGCCATGAAGAAACCCGAAGCTGCAGCTAGAGCAACGCCTCTTAGAGAAGAGTATGAGTATCAGTTTAAGCTGGCAGCATACGAAGACCAAGAACGTGCATCCTCTATGTTTGTACCGTTTCAAACCTTTCATGGGGGGATGCGATGAGCTACGCGTCTGGTAAGTACGCATATGGTATATGTGACCGAACAGGGTTTAGATACCCTTTAAACGAGCTTGTGTGGGAGTTCAAAGATGGACACCGTACTGGTTTTCGTGTTGGTAGAGACGTAGTTGATCCAGATCAACCACAGAACTTTTTGGGGCGTATTCGGGTTGTTGACCCTCAATCTCTACTTAACCCCAGACCGGATTATGAGCCGGGGCGAGGAATTGGTGGTTGGAACCCTGTAGGGGGCCCTCTCTTATACCTGACAGGTCAAGTTGGAACGGTATCCATTAGTGTACTTGCGGGAACTGCTCCAAGATTTGACAGTACGGCTGTTACGCTAGATTCAACAACAGATACTTTTGACGAGGGATAGAACATGACTTTGCAGGCAGTAGGGATAGGAAGTAGCGCAAACGATGGTAGTGGGGATACCCTTCGTTCTGGTGCCACTAAAATAAACGCAAACTTTACTGAGATATATGCTGCTATTGGGAACGGCTCTGCGCTCACAGATATAATAGACGGTAACGGTCTTATTGATGTGAGTTCTGGAGCCAATAAGATTGTTTTTTATTACGCCAATTTAAGCGACTTACCTAGCGCGGGTACATATCATGGCGCAGTAGCGCATGTTCACGCAACAGGCGGGTTATATTTCGCACATGGTGGAGCGTGGACTAGGCTAAATGATGAGACAACTGGACCTGTGACTAAATACACTGCAGGTGTAAACGGATCAACTGCCTATACATTTACTGGCCCCGGAGCTACATCTGGCAACAATCCAAACTTTACTTTCTACAAAGGTCATACTTATCTTTTAAATAATACGGCTAATGTAGGCAGTCATCCTTTGCAGATAAGAGTATCGTCAGGTGGTTCTGCTTTCACAACGGGTGTAACTGACAACTATAATTCTACTACAGGGTTAACACAGTTCATCGTTCCGCACGAGCCTTCTGACTCTTCTTTAGTATATCAATGTACCAACCACAGCGGTATGGTTGGAAACATAACAATAGTATAACTTAAC